GTATATCGTTTATAGCCGTGCTGTAACCCAGACCCCATATCTGAATTCTTGCATCGTTCTGGATAAATGGTTCTAATTCCAATAATGATCCGTATAGGTACACATCTGGTGCATTCTCCAGCATCCAATTACTGGGGGCTGCTTGTGTTAGTGATGGGAACTTACGCCAGAATAACATCTCCATCTCATACTCTCCATCTGGAGTAGGGCCTATCCTTATCTCATTTGCTATGATGGTGTAGAACTTAGGTGTTCCTGACCCCAGGTTCCATGCCTCATATATCTCCGGACTGACATACCGTAGTGATATTGTAGGTTCCTGATTAAGTCGGAATTCCCTCATCTGTAAATAGTTCGTAGGCAGGGCATAGTTAGATTGACTAGGAACTGTAGTAGCGATCTGGCTCTGCTCCATTGATCGTAGTCTTAGCGCCCTGTTAAACCTGGCCTCAGTTAAAGCAATAAAGTCTGGTATGAATGATGTTAAATCATCACGATCAGACCAGTTTGCTATGCTTGTCTTTAGTTCATCGTAAGTTGAGAATGCCATAGTTATAATTCCGTGGGGTTAGTCCTGAAGTATTTGTTATCTGAATTATTCAGGTACTTGTATAATAATTTCTGATCCTTCTTGATCTCACCGTTAGTCTCCTTACACCAATTCTCCCAGACGGTGACTGGGATAGAGGCAACCTTCCGTAGTCCATCACTGGAGTGATCTGACTTAGTGCTCCAGTTGTTATACTCTTTCTTGTTGATCTCTAGTATAGGTTTGGCATCCATAGTTTTAGTTAAACTGAACCCATCCTTATCTTCTTCAAACATAGTGACAGAGGTGCTGTCCATATCAAATATGGATTTAGACATAACCTACGCCACCTACCTTTGCTACCTTCTGTGGTTTCTTAAATGCTGTCTTCATAGCCTTAACGGGGTCTACGTACTTACCCTTGGTCTTTGGTTCTTTAGGCTTAATAAAGTCTTTCTTCTTCATCATATCTCCATATAGGTCACCCCGCCCGAAAGCGGGGTTTCCCAGTTAAAGGTTAAAGAGCCGGGTCCCATCCCATGATTTGGGCAGAAGCCTCCTCATTCTTAGAGGTCAAACCGTACTCAACCAGAAGTTGAGCAGACTTGCTATCACCGGTACGTGCCAGGTCATGGGTCATCCAGGGGCGTAAATACGAAACGTCCCAGAAACTCATGTCAAAGAAGTACCCTGTTTTAGCGGGCATCAGTCGGTTCGGAGTGATCTTCAGATTCCCGAAATCGGAAACATAAATATCAACGGCGGCCACAACGTGGGCAGCGGATGCTGCATTTGCTGTGGTCTGCAACGGGCTGACCGTCTGAGCCATCTGAGAGATAGCCTGTTTGATCGGACCGTCAACCATGAGGATATCAGGTTTGGCACCAGCAGTATAGCAATCAGACATCACATTACGGATATCTATTTCCTCTACGGCCTTATCGGTACCGGCAGTTGCACTTGCAGTTTCACTTGCAGCAGCAGTACCGTTTTCGATTATGGAACCAATCCATGAACCCACACTACGGGTTTGACGTGCAACACCAGAAGAACCAGTAGCACCGCCACGGTTCAGGAGTAGCATCTTCTCCATGTCAAGTTTACATTCCTTGGCACGTTTAGCCATCTGATAAGCATGAGTAGATTTACGTCCTGCAAAATCTACCGCTTCTGCCGTACCTGATGTTTGGACGGTTTTGGTGCTGATCTGAGTCCAGTTACCGACACGTACTGTCTCAGTAGCCGCCATTGCCGCTGCATCAAAACCTTCAGCAACGATGTTGTCATCAACAGCGTCGTCCAGTGAGTCAATCTGCCACTCATAACGGGTGTTGTCACAGGATGCTTTGCCACATCCTGACAGAAAGGGAGTTTCCTCCGGGCTAATATTATATATCACGTTGGAAAGGTCTTCCCGGATACCTATAGCCCCATAGGTTTCCCGTGTATTAGTTGGAACTGTCATAATTATTCTCCTATAGAATATCTTCCAACAGTCTTCCAGCATCCCTTGTGGAGCCTGACTGTTGTAATTGTTTCATTGATTCGGCTTTACGCCTCTTTGCTGCATCAACTTTGGAACGCTTTGTTCCTGGCTTTACCATCTTAGGTTTATTCCTTACCTTCTTGGTTTTTAGGTCTGCCTGTTGGAGAGCATCATATTTCATGGCCTTCATCAGGACATTCACCGACCTGGAATCAACAAGGTTGTTGAGTTCCTGATCTGAGTAACCCTGAGAAGACCCGTATGATTTGATCTTTCCTGCCAGTTGTGGCTGTTTGACTGGATCACTCCATTCTGGAATGAGTTCCTTAAGTCTGGTTGACTCCTGGATAACTGAATGTCTACGTGCTTGCTCAAACTCAGATGCCTGTTGTTGGCTTATCTGCTGTTGATGACTTGACACTTGCTGGATACGTTCCTTTTCTTCACGGAACTCATCACGGGTAGTTACATACAATATAGGGTCTTCCTCTTTTAACTTGGCCCAATCAACTGTGGAGAACCTATTTATCCCTTCAGATAAATGATTGCCTAGTTGGCTTAATGCCTGTTGATACTGCTGTCTCTCTTGAGTTAGCAAAACATACTGCTCGTTGAACTGGGTTTGATACTGCTCTAAACCCTTACGCTCATCTGATAACTCTTGAGTTTTCCTGGTGTAATCTGATTGTCTGGAGTATCCGGCTTGCAGTTCATCTAATGTAACATCCACATCTTCTCCGTCTACCTTGACGGAATATGTCTCCATTACATCCTCACCTTCTACTGCTACATCAGTTTCTGGTTCGTAGTCTTCCTCAACTTCTTCACCAGCCTCATCATCTGAAACTTCCTCTTCCTCTACAGGTTCTGATTCTGTTTCGTCAACGGGTGCCTCTTCTGACTCTGGTTGTGCCTCATCAGCATCCAGTAGTTTAAGTATGGCATCTTGTGCTTCGGCTACATTTAAAGCCCCATCTATCGGTGTGGGTTCTGTTGCTACAGAAGTATCCACGGTTTTTTCAGCGTCCATTATATCTCCTTCAAGTTAGCGGCGTATTCATTGACAGTCCCTTCCTCAAGAACGGTAGTCAAATGGTTGTACACCTTGTCAATTAATCTCAGTTCAAGCCAGAGTTGTTCTCTGCCCTGTGTGTCGTGATTAGTAGTGTTCTTCCAGTCTGAAAGTAGTTGATCCTTTAGTTCTTGAATCGACTCTTCAAATATTGGATTGGATAGTATGTCTCGGGTTAACTGCTGTCTATCCAATTTTCACCTGTTTCCCGGACTCAAGTTCCATAGACAACTCACTCATCTTGAACTTGGCATCCATCTTGGCCTCTTCCCTATCCAACTCAACCTTGTCTTCCTTGACCTTGAGTTCACCCTGTTTGACCTGGGTATCCACCTTAATGGCCTCAAGTGTGGCCTCTTGCATTGGATCAGGTTCTGGCTCTGGCTGCTCCTGTGGAGGAGTGATGAACTTGTCCACTTCCTGATAGCCCATGCTCTTTATCAGAGAGGCTGTCAGATTGTACATGTTCTCCTCAGATACCATAGGTGATCCACCCGACTTGGCCTGTCCCATCATCTGTGCCAAGTTGGAGAGTTGGTTAATCTGTTGGTCTTTGTTACCGTGACCAAGCGCTACTGACACAGTGGCAAACATACTGTCAGCCCAACTTGATGGGTCTACAGTAATCCATTCACCACGGAGTTTAATAACCTTCTCACGGTCCATGTTCTTTACCAGCAGTTCATATATACGGAGCATGAGTTCCTTTACCCCTGTCTCTGCAAACTGTCTGGCTACTAATTCAATTCTACTCTGAGCAGCCGTCATCACAGCATTCACAGCAGTGGCTGTGGTATGGCTGGTAAGGGCTTGATCATTCATACCCTGGGAGGTCTTACTTACCCCTGCTCTTGATTCCCTGGCATCATCCAAATATTCCAGCATCTGGAATGTATAAGGCTCCAGTGTAGGAGTAGCCAAGGGAGTTACGGCTTGTGGGGATTTCACCCGGACGATACCACCTGGTCGTGCTGTAAGCAGGTCGTCCAGGTTGGCCTGTCCTTCAAGGACAGCATATCGTCCAAAGTTCTGGTTGTACATATTGTCTAAGAGATTCCTCATTAAGGTACTCTTAATCTTTTGAAGTGGCATTACCAGGTCAGCAATAGACAGCCCAAAGAACTTGTGAGGTATCTTGATGGGGGTTATGCTGATGAATGGTATCTTGTCTACTTCTTCATTGGCTAGTACGGTAGTACCTATGGTACATACCTTACGTAGTTCTGCTATGCCGTCACCATCGTAGTCTGTAGTAATGAATGACTCATGAAGGTAATACTCCTTCATCGACTCTTCCGATGCAGCATTATTTAAGCCGAACATATTACCCGACTTATCGAAACTATACCTGGATGAGGATTCAGTCTCCCACCCCAGGTTCCCTGTGTCTGCTCCCTTCAAGTCTTCTTCATCAAGATCAGGGTACATCACACGGAGCTCAGACAGGGTTTTACGTACACGGTGACAGATGAATCTGGCATCCTCTATACACTTAGCCTCTCTGTTAATAAGGAACTCTTCAGGTGGTACATTAGCCACCTCTATCTTACCACCCATCTGTGATCGCTTGATCACGATGTTGTGCATCACTCCTTGCTCTGTCTCCATAGACTCATGTTCAATTACTTCAACAGCCTCATCAGTAAGAAGGGCTTCCAGTTCTATCTCTGTGAGGTTATTATACTCCTCACGGATGTCCTCATCATACTCTTCCCACCAGACTTTGATGATCCCGTTCTTCTGTAGAAGGGCATCAGTGAACCAGGTATAGAGTATATCCCAACCGTTGTT